ATCTCCGTGGGGACAGATTGACGGATGCGTTTTAATCTGGTCGTCAGATGATGTGGTTTATACATGGCTGACGCCAGATGGCCTATCCATGAGGTTTCAGACTGTTCCGGAAGCCGAAGCGTTGACAGATGCGTTCGAGCTCGAGGAAGAAGATCCAGAAGAAAGCGAACCTAGCGAACCTGGGGATGGTGGTGATTCCGACAATCCAACTGCTGGAAGCGGGGAAACCGTTCTGCACCTGTATTGCCCACATTGCGGAGAGAAGATTTTTTAAGTTGTTGACATGCTTGTAAAATCTTGGTACCATGTATATACCCTGTAAGCACCTCCATGCCACGCAGAGTCCTTTCCCCCGGGCGCTCAAATTTATTTGGGCGCCCTCTTATTTATGCTAAAGAAAATGTTATACTTTCTATAAATGGCTCTAACTTCAAAACAAAGACGCTTTATTGACGCTTATTTCAAGACTTGGAATGCCACCCAAGCGGCCTTGGATGCTGGTTATGCAAAAAAATCGGCTCACACCATTGGTTGGGAAAACTTGCAAAAACCTGCGATTCAGGAAGAAATAAAGGCGCGCCTGGATAAATCCGCGATGTCGGCAGACGAAGTGCTAAAGGAACTCGCAGAAATTGCACAAGCAGACTTGAGTTATGTAATCGATATAAACGATTCCGGCTATTTTTCCATCAATCTTTCAAAAGCTAAAAAAATGGGAAAATTAGGAATGATAAAATCCATAACCCCGACAGCAAACGGCATTAAAATAGAATTGCATGACAAAATGCGCGCCCTTGAACTGCTTGGGAAGCATCACCAGCTTTTCACGGATAGAATCGATGTGACAGCTCATGGAGAAGGATTACTTGATTCAAACGGAATTAATCTCGCGTTACTTACTCTCGCTGAAGCCATCGGAGAAATCGTACCTGGAGAGGCTTCAGAAACAGAAGGTGATGTGGGCTCCGCAGAGCCCCCCCCAGTGGAAAGCGATACTGACGAGGGCGGATGAGTTATATTATGGCGGGGCAGCTGGTGGTGGAAAGACTGATTTTGTTATTGGTGTTGCAATCGAGCTACATGAGCATTCGGCGATTTTCCGCCGCGTTTATCCGAACCTTGCCGGCATTATGCGCCGCACCAGGGAAATTATCAAATCCAATGCACAGGAAAATAAAGCGGACAAAATATGGACTTTCCCTGATGGCAAAACGATTGAATTTGGCGCGGTTCAATATGAGGATAATAAGACAAACTGGCAGGGTCGCGCGCATGATCTCAAAGCTTTTGATGAAGTCTCCGAGTTTACTGAAAGCCAATATACATTTATTTGCAGCTGGAACCGCACGACAACGCCAGGGCAGCGAACGCGTGTCATTGCGACAGGAAACCCGCCAATCAATGAAGCCGGTAATTGGGTTATCCGTCGGTGGGGCGCTTGGCTCGATAAAAAGCACCACAATCCGGCCAAGCCTGGAGAATTACGCTGGTATGCAATGGTTGATGGGGAAGAAAAAGAAGTTGAAAACGGAACCCCTTTCAGCCACGAAGGGGAAACAATTTATCCACGATCCAGGACATTCATCCCCGCATTTGTCAAAGATAATCCATTTTACGCAGACGATCCAACCTACATCAGCGTTTTGCAATCTCTCCCAGAGCCCCTACGATCAAAGCTTCTTTATGGGGATTTCGATGCTTCCGTTGACGTCGACCCCTGGCAGGTCATTCCTACAGATTGGGTTCTTGCTGCCCAAGAAAGATGGGGCAATGTGAATAAGCCAGAAGTTCCACTTTCCGCTGTCGGCATAGACCCGGCCAGAGGCGGAAAAGACAAGATGTCAATGAGCAAGCGTTATGATAACTATTTTGATGAATTGGTATGGTGGCCGGGCGTTGCTACATCAACTGGCCCGACCTCTGCCGAACTTGTTCGAAACGCATTGGGCGAAGAAGACCCGATAGGCATAAATGTTGATGTAATCGGGTATGGAGCGAGCACTTATGATTCATTGTGCGGTCTTTATCCAGAAAAAGTATTCGCGATTAACGCGGCATCGGAAAGCAACTACCGGGATCGGTCAGGAAAATTAAAGATGCGCAATATTCGCGCCGAGTATTACTGGCGCATGCGCGACGCTTTGGACCCGAAATATGGTGATGAAATAGCTCTCCCTCCCGGCAATGACATTGTTGCGGATTTATGCTCTGCAAGGTATGATGTTAAAACATCGGGTATTGCGATAGAGAGCAAAGAGGATATAAAAAAGCGGCTTGGAAGAAGCCCGGATAAGGGCGAATCAATATTACTGGCAAATATGCCGCTTTCAAACGTACGCGTTCTATTCGAGGTATAACATGCAATACACTTCCTTCACAGTACCAAAAACGAAAAGCACGATCACGGTGCCGGCCTGGGTAGCGGCTTTGGAGCGCTCAAATGGAGCGGTTGACGAACAGGGCGCTTACAATTCTGTGCCTCTGATATTTCGCGCAGTTTTGCTAAGGAGCAACGCTGTGGCCGGTGCGCCCTATCGAATTATGAAGGGTGAATCAGAAACAGATTGGCCCTTTGAAACAAACTTGCGCCAGCTGATTTGGAAGACCGAAGCCGCTTTGCTTTTATCAGGCTCTGCATTTTGGCTCAAACGCGCCAACAGCATGCGCGTGCGCGATCTTCAATGGCTAAATCCTTTTCACATGACGGTGCAGTATGACAAAAGCACAGGCCAGCTCACTTTCAAGCAAGACCTTGAAGGCGGAAAAACATATACCCAAGACCAGATCGTTTATTTCCATGAGTTCAATCCGACCGACGACCTGACGAGCGGTACAAGCTCAACAGAAGTTTCCCTGGGAAACGCAAAGCTGATGCGCTATATTACCGATTTCGCCGGGGAGTTCTTCCGCAATGGCGCTATGCCAACCACAATTGTGCATGTGCCTACCGGCACGCCCGAATCCGAAACGAAGCGCGTTGAGAAGTTTTTTAATCGCATGGTCACAGGTGTCAAGAATGCCTTTCGCGTGATCGCCGTTCAGGGCGGCCGCACAGGGGAGGGCATCGATGTGCAAACAGTTACGCATCCCATCAAGGATTTGGCTATGCCTGATCTGCAAGACCAAGCGTTAAAAAATATTGCCTGGGCTTTCGGCATCCCGGAAACCATGCTGACAGACGCGGCCAACTATGCAACGGCCAAAGAACACCGCCTATCATTCTGGCAGGACACCGTCAGGCCACACGCGGACGTATGGCTCGCGCCAACTATCAATGAGCAATTGCTTGCCAAGATGGGCCTTAACTTCGAGTTTGCGTATGACGAAATGGACATCTTCCAGGAGGATGAATCAGACCGTTCGGATTCGTTCAAAAACTATGTGGATGCAGGCATGTCGCCCGCCATTGCCGCGGAAATACTTGGTATCGAACTACCCAAAGGTGTCGATTATGCAGCCCTGGATGACTATGCCCGCGAAACCCTGACGCTGCGGGCGCAGGCAAACGCGAACCGCAACAATGATATAATCAACAATAACGACGGCTCAAATGGAAAGATGGCCGATGAGTTACGCGCTTGGAGGAAGTTCGCGCTCAATCGTCTAGGCAAGGAATCCCGCGAATTTGAATGCAAATATATCCCCAAGAGCCTGCAGGGCGCAATACAGGGAGCATTGGAAAAAGCCCACACCGAAGACGATATCAACAGAATATTCGAAGACGTCAAAAGATGGGAGAGGTATCCGTGAGCAAATCGGAAATTACAAAACGAAATTTCAGAACAAGCGATCACGTTATTACTAAATTTATATTGATCGAAGATGGAGAAAATAGAAAATATGAAATCGTCCAAATTTATTGTAATGATCCAATTCCTAAAATAGAGGAATTGAATAGCGGCAAGGAAATATTCATAAACGGATCAGCAGTATCAATGGGTATGACAGAAAAAGAAATGTATTTTATTACTAACTGTTTTATTGATATTCACAATTCCGTTCATGAATTTGACGATTTAGTTAATGGGAAAAAGGAGGACGAATGAAAACCAAAGAGAAAATTTTGACAGCGTTGCTATGCCTATTCGGCGTGCTGATCGCGCTGCCCTTGCTGGGCATCATTATCCAATTCTGGCTCATCGTATTTGAACAATTCGTCTGGGTGCTGGGATGGTAGATACCCAAAAAGCGCTTGATACCCTTTCATTGATTCAAGAGATTGCGGAAGACTATCAAAAAATGTCTCGATTGGTTTTGCGTAATCTCGGCATCCGCGTAAATTATCGAGAGGCCTATAAAAAATTTGCTTTCAAAAAATATGGCCGAAGATTCGGATGGCGCTGGTTAAGCAATAATGAAAAACTACAAGCATTTAGCGATGCACTGGAAAGAATAAAGGACTAAATGCCCGAACTCTCGAACCGCGATGAACTTGAAAGTAAACTGGCTTCGGCCTTGGGCGCGCGCTTCACTGCAGACCTGTCCGCTTTGCTGGATTCGATAGGCGATCCTCCGGAAGAACCCAATTTGCCAGCTGACTTTTGGGACGATGTGGCAGCCGGCCTGATCGCGATTTTCTCGACTGATCTGCTTTCTACCTACATGCAGTCCGCCGAATTCCTTTTGGGCCAGATCAACATTGGCACGGATTGGGCTGGACTGAACCAGAATGCGATCAACTGGTTGAATCAGTATTCTTTTGATTTGGTGCGCGGAATCAATGACACCTCGCGCGAAGTATTGCGAACTGCTTTGACGGATTTCTATTCGCAGAACCTGACCAAAGAGCAGCTGGCGCAATTGCTTGAGCCAAGCTTCGGGCCAGTACGCGCAGAAATGATCGCCATTACTGAAACAACCCGCGCAAGCGTAGAGGGAGAACGAGCTCTCATTGCACTGATCGAGCGCGAGAATCTGAATATCCGCATGGTTCCTATTTGGCAAACCGCCAATGATGATCGAGTTTGTCCGATTTGCGGACCGAAGCATGATCAGCCCATCGAGGATGGAGAATATCCCCCCGCGCATCCGCGCTGCAGATGCTGGGTGAATTATGAAATGGAGGCAAGGGAATGAGTGAATGGATTGATGTAAATGATAGGCTCCCTGAAAATAAACAGAATGTATTGGTGTATGGGAGATGTAAAGTAAATGGAGAGAATACTAAGGGAGAAATTAAATGCGAATTTATCAAACGAAAATCCGGGCAAGATTGGGATAAAAACATTTCTTACGAAAAGATTGGTTATTTTATCTCATGGAATGATGGATATTTTTGGGCGGTAATTGCAGAAAAATGGAAACCAATATAGATGGCTGACATCTTCATAGTCATTGATGGTGTTGATGATTTGCTCGCAAAATTTGCAAATCTTATTCCGATCGTCAACACGGCTATGCTTGCCGGTGGCGAGGACGTGAAGGGCGCAATCGCGCAATATCCGCAGCAAACCCACATCACTCGCAAAAGTGTCTATGGCACATCATTCAAAACCGATCGCCAGCGCCGCTGGTTTTTCGCGGTTGGCATCCATCAAACGCCCTACCAGCGCACCGGCCAATTGGGGCAAGGTTGGAACGTCCAGAATCCACAGCCCCTCACAGTTGTGGTTGGGAATCAGGCGCCCCATGCTGGATACGTCCAAGGCGGCGCACAGGACAATCCTCCGCAATCGCTTTATCACAAGGCGCAGGGTTGGAAAACTACGGATGCCGTGGCGGAAGAAAAGAACGAAGCCGTCACGCAAAAGGTCGCAAGGGCGATCGAGGCAAGTATATGAATAAAGAGTTTCGCTCATTCCTGAACCTGCTTTATTCACTCTGCCGTCAATTTGTGGTATGGTACGAGAATGAAATAAAGGGTTTGAAAGAATAATTTATTAATGCTATACTCTCTTTGAGCGTCGGGCCAGCGGCAAGGCGCAACGAGGCAAGCAGGACTGGAAAGCCATGCTTTGGTGGAGAAATCCGCCTTTGCATGGTTTTTTTGTTTTGGAGACAACATGGATACAATGCGATTCAAGATCAAAAAGCAAAAGAGCGAAACCAAAGCTTCCCGCGAGCCGCGCGAAACGCCGGCGAAAATGCTCAAGCCGTATGATGAATATGGTGGTAAAGAGTTGTCCGTGCTGGGCGTTCCGTTTGGCGGC